GGTCGTCGACAACGCTCGTGACGTTGACGAGCGGTGCGCGTTGGAGGAGAACCTGGCCCGCGTCGACCTTGCGGCGGTGCGTGTAGGTCTCCACCGTGAAGGTCTGGCAGGCTCGGCGGCGGAACTGGTCGGAGAGCTTGGCGAGCACGAAGTCCGCGCTCGCCTTCTCAGCGTCGGTGAGGTCCCGGCCGAGGGCCGACTCGACGTCCTCCTGGGTCGCCAGCGGCGTCAGGCCTGGCTCCTCCTGGGTCTCCTCAGCCATTGGTCCTCGCCCCCTCTGTTCACTCGAACGTGGTCGAGTCCTCGGTCTTGCGTGCGCGCTTCGCCCGCGGCTTGACCGCCTCGGGCGCCTCCTCCGGTTCGGGTTCCGGCACGGTGGCGACCTCGGTCTCCTGCTCCTTGTCCGGGTCCGGCGCTTCCTCCGGATGGACGCCGGTGAGGACCTGGTCGAGCTTCATCCCCTCGGTGTCGGGGACGTCCTCGACGTGCCCGGCGGCCACCATGGAGCGGCTGACCGTCTCGGGCACGTCGAAGACCAATCCGTTCGGTCCACGGACCTTCATCAGGCCGCCTTGTAGACCTGGGCGGCGGTGGGTCGGGTCAGCTTGCCGCCGTAGACATGCAGTCCGCGGACGCGGTCAGCGAACTTCTGCTCGCCGCGCATCGACTCGGTCTTCTGGATCTGCGACGCGTACGCCAGGGCCGGAATCCAGCAGGCGGCCGCCACCGGAGTGGTGGCCGTAATGAAGGGATCCGCGATGACATCCATGCCGAGCAGGCGCCCGAGCGTCGCCTCCCTCAGTCCGTCCGTCGTGTTCGACTTGTCGAAGCTCGTGAGCTTCGCGCCGTCGGCCAGCAGGAACCGCTGGAACGCCGGGTTGACGAGCAGCGTCCTGTTCGCGACCGGGACCTTCGCGTCGTTGAGCCGCAGGTACAGGTCCAGCACGATGTTGTAGGCCGACTCCCAGTCGGTCGGCACGGTCAGGCCCGTGGCCGCCGTGCCGCCAGTGAGAAGCAGCGTCGTGAGGAACGTCTCCGCGTCCTCCACGAGGCCCATGGCCGCCGACTCCGTGTACGCGTCGAAGGAATGCCCCGCCTGCGCGCGATCGATGTCGTCGACGAAGAAGTCGAAAGACTTCTCCTCGGTGATCTCGATCTCGATCCCGGTGTCCGAGATCTCGTCAGGAGCCGTGGTGCGGGGGATCGGATTCCCCTCGCCGTCCTTGAGGACGCCGGTCTTGTAGTCCTTCACCACGACGTCGACGATGCCGGGGACGTGGACCTTCGACCCGGACTTGAGGTCACCCTCGTACTCGCGGTTCGCCTTGCCGACGAGGATCGCCTGATTGTGGAAGTTCTCGAGGATGGACGCGCTCCACACCTCGGGAATGAACGTGACGGCCATGGCCGCCCCCCTTTCTGATCCTGGGCTACTTCACGCCCATGAGCTCGTTGAGCTGGCCCTCTTTGCGGGCCTTCTCGATGTCAGCCGGGGTCATCGTCTTCAAGTCCTCGCGCGTCAGCTGACGCGGACCCGAGATCTCGTTGCCCCGTTCCCCCGCCACACGCGACGACGTCGCAGGCGGTGTCTTCTGCTGCCCGGTATCACCACGCCACGCCAGGAGCCGGTCCGCCGACGCGTTGAGCTCGTCCTCGGTGGAACCCTCCAGGAGCTCCGCTGGGACGCCCTTCGTCTGAGCGACCTTCATGCGCAGACTGGTCGCCTCCGCTGCCGCCGCACGCTGCTCCGCCTTCTGGAGCGCATCCTGCGCCTTCTGCAGCTCCGTCTTGTTCGCCTCGTCGATCTCATCGAGCTTGGAGGCCTTGGCCTTCAGCTCGTCGTAATCGGCGAACTTCGCCCGCTCGCGCGTCAGGCGCTGCCCGAGCACGGCGTCGAGCTCCTCCTGAGAGGAGATCGGCTTGAACTCCGGAGGCCTCGGCCCCCCGCCCTGCTGGCCCCCTGAGGGTTGCGCCTCCTGGCGCTGCTGGTTGTCATCTGGCATGGTGATTCCCTTCCCGTGAGCCCGTCGGCATGACCTCCGGTTGACCGCCCGGAGTCGGCGTAGACCAAGGAGCCCGCGAGCGCGAGCGCCTTCCGTTCACCGCCTCGCGGCGGTAGCATGGTGGGTGAAGCGAGGTTCCCCCCGCGCCAGCCTTGAAATAACAGGCCGTCAGAACGTGCGGAAGTGGGCCTCGCTTCGTTCGTTCACTGGAGTGAGATCTCTTCGAACGAACGCCCGTCGTCCGACATGACGAACAGGCGTCGGATCTGACCCTGCTCGACACGGGAGTTGTACAGGCTGAGTTGTCGACGCAGCTTGTCCGAGAGCTTCCGGGCCCCGAGGTCGACCACGAAGACATCCTTGACGACGTCGTGTTTCTTCGCGCCGAGGACTGCCGTGTGGATGGTCTTCTTGATCGAGCTATAGCTGTCCGACTTGGTTTTGAGTTCGCAGACAAGCTCATCATTCGTCAACCACACGAAGTCGTTCGTGGACTTCTGGGATGCTCGGTCTCTCGCGATCCACCGTGCCCGCTCGCCACGCTCCTCGAAGCGCTCCAGGAACTCGATCTCCTGCGGGTACAGTGCCTCGCCCGCTGGGATACTCGACTTCAGCGCGGCTTGGCGGCGCTTCCACTCCGGCTCATCAGCGCCTCCGCGCACCCGGTTCCCACCGCGGGGTGTGCGAGGAAGCTTCACTCCGCCGGCGGCAAGCATCTTGTTGGCTCGCTTGGCGGCCTTCACCTCCGTGAGGGTGCCCTTCCACGCCAGGACGGGGCCGTACTCCCCGTGGGTCGTGGTCATGATGACCTTGCGGTAGTCCGGCAGGCGGGCGCCGCGGTCCGACATTCCGGTTCGCTCCTCGACGATGGCGTGCGCCCGCTCGAGCGTGTCCGGGTCAATGACCTGGTCCATGGCGAGCTCGGGAGGCAATGGGCCAGAGTTGCAGTCGCAGCCCGGGTGAATTGCCGCGAGGTCCTTCACGTGGTAGCGCTGCGTGGAAGCGACGACGCACAGGGCGCAGTTCTCACGGCCCGTGAGGATCCGGCGGTAGTACTGCGCTCCCATCGCCCGCATCGAGTGGTGGGACTGGGCGCGCTTGGAGAGCTGCATGTCCCCGCCGATGATCTGGAGGAGGCGCAGCCCGCCGGCCTTGACCGCCTCCGGCAGCGCCTTCCCCTCCGACAGCGCCGTGTACGTCGTCACCGCGGGACGGCGGTAGACGACGCTCGGGTCCACGCCCCTGGAGCCCGTCACCTCCTGCTCGTCGACGGGCGGCACGTTCAGCTTCCATCCCAGCGCCCTCGCGCACTCCGCCATGTAGGCGCGGGTGATCTGAGCGGTCTGGAGCTGGCCGGCAACCACCCTGGGGACGATCGCCTCCACCATCGAGTCGATCGCCGCGTCACGGTAGTTCGGCAGCGACGCCCACACCTGTCGGCCGAACTCCTCCAGCTGGGCGCGGATCTGATGGACCTGATGGTCATAGGCGGCCGCGAGCGCGTTGAGATCGTCGAGATCGCTCACGGCTACGCGTCCTCAAGGTCCGCCGCCTGGCTCTCCGGCATCCTGAGGGACACGGGGACGGCGCCGGTGAACTCGACGCCCTCTAGGCCGAGGATGCGGGCCGCGTTCTGCGGGTCGACGCCCGCGCGGATCGCCACGCCCAGTGCGTCGAACTTCGCGCGCATGGCGTCCGCGTCGTCTCCGGTCGAGGCTTCGGCCTGAGTCTGGGCGGCCTGTTCGGCGCCGGTCGCTCCCGGCTGCGTGAGGTTCATCGCCAGGGCCATCTGCTCCTCAGCTCGGCGCTGCTTGTCCTGGGCGACCTGCTCGGGGCTGTAGCCCAGGATGTTGCGCTGGATGGTCTCCAGGGCCTCGCCGGCCGAGCGTGCCTGCTGGGCGGCCGCGTACTTCTCCGTCAGGGAGACGGCGTGCGGCGGCTCGAAGAGCACCTCGACCGTCTCGTCGGCGAGGTCCACGCCCTCGATCTGCAGGGCCTTCACGATGAGGACGGCGAGCGCAGGCTTCCAGCGTTCGATCCGGTCCTCCGCCTTGGCGACGAGCTGGCGCTGCGGGGCCTCCGCGCCGGACGCCGACTGGTTGGCCGCGTCGGGCAGCATGATGGACAGCGGAGTGCTGGTCTCTGCTGCGAGCTCGCGCCAGTCGTCCTTCGTGGCGTTGAGGATCTCACCGATGCTCGTCTGCTGGGACTCCCAGATCTCCCAGCCGGCGGGCAGCTCCCACAAGGCTCCGGGTCCCGGCTCAAAGAGGGCCTGGAGGTCGGTGTCGTCCTCCTCCTCGTCCTCCTCGGGCCCGGCCGCGTCCTCGCCCGTGCGCTTGAGCGCGCGCTGGCGGAACGCTTGCATGGCGACGATGACGAGGCGCTGGAGAATCCCCCAGTTGATGCGGTCGATCAGGTCGAGGTGCGGCTCGAACTCGCCCTGGCGCTCCTTGTTCTCAAGGATCGTCGCCGGGGGCGCGCCGTCGTAGAACTCCAGCGAGTCGGGCTGCAGGTCCCAGTGCCCCGACACGGTCTTGATGAGCTGGCGCGCACGGTAGGGGCTGGCCTCCCAGCAGTCGCGCGTGTACTCAGCCTTCACGCCGCCCGCCCACACGACAAGGTGGTCGAGGCCCGCGACCTCGTCGCGCCACGTCTTCGCGCAGGCAATCGGGCGCCACGGGCGGATCGGGTCCGGCTCCGCGTAGAAGGTCTCGGGCCGCTCCCGGGTGATGACGGCATGGCCGTCGTCGCCGATTGAGCTGAGGAGGTATCCGACGCCGAGGACGCAGGCGTCCCAGATGGCGTCCGGCACCGAGACGCCCATCCGGTTATCCCGCCAGATCCGGCGCGCGATAGCAACCGGCTGCGTGTCCGACTTGTCGCCGACCGTGATGCCGTTGACCCGGATCCGCTCCGAGAGCGCACCAGCGACCATCTTCGCGGGGTTCGCGCGAGCGCGACGCTGGAAAGCCTCCCACGACTTCTTCAAGTTCGGGCCCATCTCCGGAAGAGGGCCCTTTCCGTTGACAGAGGAGCGCAGCCGGTCGATGCGGGGACGCTCAGTG